GCATATAGGAAATCAAAACTCACTAATCAGCCACCTTACAGAACTCATAAAACTTCACATTATTTACCATACGTTCCCCTATTATCTTAAATCCGCACCACTTGATCCACTTAAGGTGCATCTCATTCCTACTATCTATGATATTCCATAGATGAGGAAATAAAGTATTCATCTTCTCAACTTCAGTTCTACTTTCTCTTAAGAAAGGTCTTTTGATTTTCTTTAGTTTATCTGAACCTAACATCCAGACGAGTCCTGTTTTGCTATCAGCAGGAACAACACCATACATACCAACAACTTGACCATAGTTATTTATGATAGACCGACAGACTCTCCCGAATAGATAACCAGTTAACAGGGATTGTTCTGGAGTCTTCCCTAGAGTATTAACTTCGCGTTTATCTTCATATCTAAGATTAGGAGCTAACTCACATACATCGTGTAGCTGAGTAGCCCTATGAAAAGGCTTCATGTTATCTCCTTGCTACTGTTCTTACTACATAGTTACCTTCCCAATCAGCACCAGTAAAGGCACAAGGAAGGTATGAGTCAGATATGAGTTCCAGTTTTAGATCTCTGGAATCTGCCAAAATAAGTTTTTTAAAACTACCAGTTTCAAAAGGAATAGTACCAATCTTGTTCAAAGGTGATCCCAAGATACGGCCTGTATACACATGGCTAAACGCATCTCTTCCTGGAGCTGTTACCTGAAGTTTAAAGTAGCCAGTATTAAAGTAGTCTACATTGAATTTACGGATCTTCAAGACACCCCCTGCTAAAGAACTCAGTCTCCCCTGTACTTCACTCTTAATGGTAGGCTCAGTAAACTCATAGAGAAACTGGTATTCCTTACCGATAAAACATGAGCCAGCTGAGTGATCACCAGTAGCCGTGAGTGTAGTGGGAGTAGTTTGAGATACTCCTTGAACTATGTCTCCTTCCTTACCATCAAAAGCAGGACCAAAGAGTACTCTAAAGGTTGACCCAAAGTCATCAGGATAGGGTATAGTCCAAGAAGTAAGATCAGCACCGGAACTATAAGTTCCTGTAATTTCTGTTAGTCTATCTAAATGAGGTTTAAAGGAAAGCTGAGTAGAACTCTCAGTCAAGTTTACAAGTTTAGCATCTTGTAAATTCATCTTATCTAAGTAAGTACCATCAGGTCTTACTATAATAAAATAAGCTACGTTTTCTACAACTTTTAAACCTATTACTTGTTCTTCTGGTTTAAATTTCCATTGTGACCATGAACTTAATTTCTTTACTCCTCTTTCAAAGAGCATTTTATACATAAAAACTTCATTTAAATTCTCATCAGATAAAGCAAAGAGAGTATCTTGATGAGGACTTAAATCAAATAATCTGCCTTTAATATAACTAGGAACATGGGAAGTAATGTCTTCAGCAGTCTCTTCCTGTAAATCTTCAATCGTACCAAATTCCCTAACAACTGAGAAGCCACTAGTATTAGTAGCAAAATAAAGTTTCCTACCGTTTAATACAGGTTTAATAAGTCTGTCAGTTTCATACTCAGTTAAAAGAGATAGCTTGGCATTGGTAGGTGTGAGTCCACCAGCAGCAAACTGAGATAACTTAAACTGAGCAAAGTCACTGAAGAGATAGAGTTCTTCATTGAAAGCTATACCGTGATTCAGGATACTAACCTGATTACTTGGAGAAGCCAAGTCAATCATATCGGTATCTAAAAGATCAGTAGCGGTAGTGTTATAGAAATTGAAGAATTCTCCTAGTTCAGAGAGTATAATATTCTCTCCTGCCAAGAAACCTAAACGGTTCTTATGAAAGAATATATCATTCAGTTTTTCTGTAACAAATGTAGGGTCTGGAGCTGTAGTTTCATCTCCAGCTTTTCTATCGGTCCATGTAATTTGGGATAAGGAGAATACAGTTTCACCATAATCAGCAGAAAAAGCATCATCCCAAGGATCTTCAGAGGTTCTGATAAACTGGATAGGCATGGTATCAGCATCTAGACTGTTAGCTAATCCTGGCTCTACAGTTTCTACCCATTCACCTACGTCTTCATCAGCTTGGTTATTATGTTTAATCCAGTAATCATCAGTACCAGAACTAGGATCTCCTGTAATCTTAATAATAAAGCCATCTTTAGTTCTAGCAGGAAGATCCGTAAAATCTACAACACTGTCCTTAATAGCAATACAGTTTAATTCTGGAGCTTGAACATGAAGTGTAAAATCACTACCATCTTTTTTAGTTAAATGAACATTTGTACTACCAAACTTGGTAATATCAAAAGTAGATCCTATATTAGTAACTAATTCATTGTAACAATCATTAATTTGAGTAGCAGCATCATTATCCCCATTAATTGTAGATCTTAATGTACCATCTACATAGACTAAAAAATCTGTAGCATCTGTAGCTTGTTTAAGAAATACAATACCTTCAGGGTTTCGAGTATCACCTGTAGTAGTTGACTTGGCAGTAGCTGTTGTCCGATTTAAAAGAAAAGTATAATCAGCTACTGTAAATAATTTAAGGTTATCTCTGGCATCAACTGTAGTTAGATAAGTTAATACATCTCCTGTAGCTCCTGAGACGCTCTTAGATGCCCCATCTAAATCCCATACCTCCATCTCAGCCCCTGAGAAATCAGAGCTGAAATCGGAGCTGAATTGGTCTGAAGTGATACTGACAATATAACGCTCATTTTCATCACGATTGATAAAATGTATATGAGCATCAGTATCAGTTTTGTTACTTAACTTAGCAACAAATTCTAAAGGAGGTCTTTTCTTTAATCCTTCAGCAATAGTAACTAAACCGTTTTCTTGAGTTTTACATTGAGAAGCTAGACGTAATGAAGGGGGTTGTTGTGAAACTCCATTAATTAAATTGCTTATTTGTTCTGTTATAAGTGGCATTTACCATGTTTTCCTGTAGAGCTTAGTGGTATTATACATATCTCTTGTACCATACCCGACATTAAATCCAGCCCGTTCTCCTTCATCATCTAATAAATCTGCATATGCCTCAGTTTCTTCTTGTCTATTTACTGCTTCTGCTGAGACCTGTCCTATAATTTCTTCTTGGAAAATCCTAGCAGCTTTAGTAGTAATATACTGTCTAGCAGTTTGAGGTATATCTTCAAAGTCTAATAATGTAATTGTAACAGCATCATTAATAGAAGCCGTCCAAGTAAATGTATTATTATCTAAATCATACAGAAAAGGAGAACCTTCTCTTCCCCTGATTGTGGTCATCTTAGTAGGAGAATAAACAGACAATACAGTAGTTCCTAGTGGAATCCTACTGTCAGAATCAAGAGATAATACTACATCCCATTCAGTATTAAAGTGCCACCCTTTCTGCTGTACTTCCCTGTTGATATTAGATAATAGATTCTTAGCTTGTGTAACATCTACAGTAGTTGCTGTTTCCAAACTTGAAACCGCTGCTTCACCTACAGCAGCTAAAAGCATATTAACAGCTTCTAGTTCATTGACAGGAACTGTAGTAAAATGTGACATTTTAAGTTACCAATCCCATGCCCATAACTTGAGCAGTTCTAACAGTTAAATTATCTGTACTATCTATATTAGCAACAAAGATAGAAACATAATCATTAGTAGCCATAGAAGCATATCCAAATGTAACAAGGTTAACTGAGTTAACTGTAACTCTAGGACAAAATCCTACCACTTTAGTACCTGTAATCAGTGTTCCATTCTTATGTATAGCTAATCCAAATTCTTTATCGACAGCAGAAGTATCAATTTCTAAAGAAGCTGAAGCTAAAAATAAACAGTTAATTGTAGGAGTACCTGTATATCTTAGTCTACCATCAGTATTTTCATCAAACTCATTTGCAGTAGGAGCTGTACTAAGAGTCCATGTTCCTGCTACTCCTTCTACATACGTTCCAGCTCCAGCAATCGTAGTACTGCCAGCAGATGAAACATACATACTTCCCTGTTTTGTTTGAGTTGTTTCAATAAAGTCACGCAGGTCTTGGGGAGTAATAGAACCAGCAGCCTGACTGTCTTGAAACAAGTTTGAAACTAAGTCGCTTACGGTTCTACTTGTATCAGTCATTGTCTCTCCAAAATGTAAAAAAAAATAAGGAGCCTAAGTGTTACCTTAAGCTCCTCAAAAGGTTAACTTGAGGTTACGGTAGTACCACTACCAGAACCCTGTACTGACATACTGAAACCACAAGTAGCAGCTACAGCAGTAGACAGAGCTTTACCAGCCAGTCTTACCATAGCTTTAGCAGGAACAACAAAAGGAACATTTCCTGGGAAGGAGAATGAACCTGCATTAGTTCCACCATTACCACCACTAGCAGCAACTACGTCAGAGTCTTGCTCTACCAAAGTTACTTTAGCAACAGTACGCCATGATTCAGAGTTAGCTACACCAGAGGACTCAGCATGAGCCACCTGAAGAGCAATCTCAGCCGTACCCTGACCAGCAGCAACGGAATCTACATCATACCAGAAGCCGTGAACATAGCCAGTGTGACCAGCAGGAATTTTCCAAGTACAGTTACCTGACTCTTTAGAACCTGCATCAATAACAGCGTGTACTCCACCACCAGTTACATCAGCGATAGTGATAGCACCAGCAGAAGCAAGTCCAGTACCAGAAGCAGTAATTTCTGCTTTCTGAATAAAGGAAATATTCTGCTCAGTCAACTCAACTTCAGTCGTACCGTTCATGGTGATGTCTTCATAAGCCTGATTAAAATCATCATCTAAGTACGTTACTCTAACAGTTTGAGCACCTGTTCCAGCCGGAGAACCATCGTCATCAGTAGATGCAGATACAATATCTATATCTGCACCAGCAATAACAGGAAGAACCTGAGCTGCATTGGTGTTACAGATCGTTTCAAATGATGTGCCAATAGTAGTGTTATCAGCATAGGGCTGAACTAATGTTACATTAGTAACAGTATTAGCAGCAACCGCTAAGGATTGGATATTAGCAATATCAGTCATAGTATAATATCCTTTCCTTAAGAGGTTTTAAGTTCAACACAACACTCAGGGCGAATGAAACTATGACCCATAGCATACTTAGCCACAATCCACCATCCTTGAAGTCTAATGTCGTATTCAGTTTCAACTGCCAGATTTAACAACTTAACGGTAGCTACTGCTGACTTGTGCATAACTAATGCCTTAGTCGTAGAGAAGTTACCTTCATGAGTTGTGACTCCAGTAGAATCGCTGACAGTAGTAATAGGAAGATTATTGGTTTTCACAAGATGAATACCAGCTATCTTCATAACTTCACCTTCTGCATATACTCCTCTTCCACCCCAATCACGGTTGATCAGGTCAGTAGTTTCTGCCATTAGGTAATACTGGGCAGGGCGTACATACATATATCTGTCATTTTCAGGAACATTCTTTTCATCCAGTTCTTCAGCAGCATCAAACAAACCACCACCTAAAGTAGATCCAGATGTTCCATAAGAGGCATTAGTAAGTACTGCTCCACCATTACCACTCGTAACGAGAGTAGAGGAACGTGCTCCTAACACACCTTCTTGAAGTACATTCTTATCCCATTGAGTACCAAGTATAATACCAGCCTCTTTAGCATAAATAGAACGTACATCATAATGATTCATAGCTTCGTCAAGGTTATTGACAAAGTGATCTGCAAGTAACAGACCGTCAATAGGAATGACCTTCTCATTCTTATTGATTGCCGTACCATCAAGTTCAACAGCCGTAGTAGCAGTACTACCTGAGCTGTTAACATAAGCGTATTCAACTGAAGCAGTTTTCCATACAAGTGGGAACTGAGCTGAAATACCTGAACTGATAGAACGGATAACGTGCTTGTCCATCGTAACACTAGCTTGCTCAAAAGCGGTCAATACTTCACCAGCATAGACCTTAAGAAACATAGCACTGGAATCACCAGCACTATTTTTTTGACCAGAGCGAGACATTACTTGGACGGGTGCAGTAGTTAGCGTTGTACCCATAGCAAGTCTCCTTTAATTAAGTTAATAAAAAGTACCTATAACAAAAATTGCTATACTTCTTCATCAACTTTCAACTAAAGATTATCCACCTCAGCAGGTCTTTGTCTACTTGTTTAACTACTCTATAGCTCGTTGTGCTTTACTTCCTTAAGTCTGACCTAAAGAAAAGACTTCAGATCTCTCAAGTTTATCCCTGACATCTTGGCGATAAGCCATGTCAGTTTCATATCTAGGATCTTTCATAGCTTCAGTTACCTGAGCATTACTACGAAAGACATCGGAGCTTTCACTCATCCTCAGAGGAGTGTCTCCGCTTACAGTTTGTCCTTCATATCCTGAAGAATTCTGATAGTCAGCTTGGAGTCCTCTGGCAGTCAGCATAGCCAGTTGAACATCACCACTGTTAACAGCATTATCATAAGCCTGGATTTGTTCAGGAGAATAATTAGCTTGCGCCCATTCCACCATGTTCTGATAGTCACCAGAGCCACCTACAGAATCCTTTACCTGATTACCTATCTGTTGACCCAAAGCTTTTACTCCTTCAATGTAAGTATCAGCGTACTGCTTACTGATTCCAGCGTCTTCTAAAAGTTTATAACTAGCATCCTTTAAACCACCAGTTTCCATGTATTCCTTTTGTAATGATTC